GTATCCGCCACGACCGCCGCCGTATCCGCCACGACCGCCAAAATCAGGCATGCCCATCCTGTTGTCTATGCGGGGGCCGGGAAGCTGCCGTTGCATAAAGTCACCAATACCGATTTCTGAAGCCACCTGCTCTGAGCCGGGTTGCTGTGGCATTACCGCAGCCCGCATGTCACCTTGGGTAGCTTGGTCTCGCTGCATCTGGTACATGTCCTGTTGGGTAGCCTGCTCGTACATCCGCTGTTGCCGAGCTTGGTCTTGCATGTTCCGCTGTTGCTGCATCTGGTCAATGTTGCCGTATGGGTTTTGCCCCATCTGTCCTTGTTGTCCTTGCGGCTGTTGGAACCCGCGCAGCTTGCCCTGCAAGTCTTGCAACTGCTGGTACATGGGCGCTTTCTGCATGTACTCGTTCATCTGACGACCAAGGTCTTGCTCCTGCTTCTGGTACGCCTGGAAGTCCGGGTTGTTCATGTACGAGGGCTGCTGGCCCATTGGTTGCGGCATCTGGTTGGGAGCGCCAAGTTGTCCCATTTGCTCCCCGACCTCGCGCCCCATTGAGCGATAGTCTTGCTGTTGCCCCATTTGTTGCTGCTGCTGAAACTGATTCATCCCATAGCCGGGACTGGACAGGGCCCCCATCCCACCAAACGGGTTTTGCATCTGTTGCATGCCATACGGCTGTTGTTGCTGCATGCCAAACGGCTGGGGCTGCGCAGACGCGTTGCCCATACCCCCGCCTTGGTTCTGAGAACCAAAGTTGGACATGTACGGTTGCGCGTAGGAGGGGACACCCCCGCCCGGCTGCGCCGATGCGTTGCCCATGGGTTGTTGCCCCATGCCGCCTGAACCGCCTACACTTCCTGCTCCGCCTGCCATTATCGGTACCCCGCTGTTTTCTTCGCAATGCTTTTGGGTTGCGCCACAAACTGTTTACCTGCCGCTTTACCCGCCCGCTTGGCCTTGGTAGTGGCAGCGTACTCAGAAGGACTGAGCGCCTTGATTGCCGCTTCTGGCAAATACCGCTCCCCCGTCTTTGACGAAGGCTTCCCCGACTTGGTGCGCCACTTCTGATCGCCCCAGTTTTTAAGGGAAGTCTGCGGTGCTTTCATTCAAAGTCTTCAGCGGTCAAACCAGCATCTTCAAGTGCCAACTCTTCTAAAATTTCGTCCGTGCCACAAGTGCAAGGGCCATCTTCCATCACGGCGCAATCGTCCATATGTCTTTTAATCACGATAACCTCCTCCAGCCGCCTTGTATTTCTTGGCGACAAGTTGTGCTTTACGGGCTGACCATTGCCCCGCGCCCGTGCCATGAGTTGCTGCGGCTTTTACCTGAGACACAATTCGCTTGCGCAAACTGGGCTTGGTGTAATTGCCAGCGGCATTGACTTTCCCGCCTTCTTTGTACTGCTTGAAGTCGGTGTCGTCACGGCGTTCTTTTCGAACGCCCTTGGGCATTTTGGATGGGCTGATGTCGCCCATCCCGCGTGAGGCCATCATCTCAGCACTTGCCGCCAGACTTCATGCCCAGGGGCTTGGAGCCAGCCATCTTGACCATGGTGCCCTTGGTCTTGCCTTTGGTGGCAATGCCGTCACGGCTGGGTGCGCCAGTCTTGACGCTGCCCATTTTGGCGGTGGTGATGCCACCAGACGCCATTTTCTTCGTGCTCATTGCTTTTTTCTTAGCAATCATTTCCATGAAAGGGTTCGCTTTAGCCATATCACCACCTCTTTTAAAAGACTTGCCTTTGTCGGCGTTGCTGAAATCTTTGCCCACAGACTGCGGGACTCCTACCTTCTTGGCAAACGATGGGTTGTTGGCCACCGCAGCCATGAAATTGTGCTGTTTCTTACTTGTTGACGGCATCTTTATACGCCCACCGTTGTACGGTATCCGTTTCCCAGATGCGGATAACCATCCATACGATGGTCAACACGCCGCCAATAAGCGTTACCACGGGCGTCATCCACCCTAAGAAACCCCCAAGGCCCATTACTACGGCAGCGCCGTCAGCCATTGTTTTTACGTCATGGTTCATGTCAACACTTCCAAGCCCGCAGGCTCTTGTTAATCCGACTGTTTGGGTCTTTGGCTGTTTTTTCGGATGTGAGTTTTTTCTTCATCCCAGTCATCCTTGCACAGAAAGAGTCGCGCCTGCTGCCGCCCTCTGGCTGCGGTGCTTTCAACCCCGGCTTGCCGGGATTGGCCTTGTTGTAGGAAGCCCGACCCTTGGCGTTCAAGCCGCCCTTCTCGGATTTGCCTTCCTTGCGTTGCCATGCTGGAGATTTAGCCATAGAAAATTGTAATTTTTGCCGTTGCAGGCAGGGTTACGTGTATGTCGGAGTAGAACAAAATGCCTTCTCCGGGGATTGGCAAACCAAACGCTACCAAATTGGTAGAAATATTGAACTGCAACCGAATAGTTCCCGATGCGCCACCATCCCTGATGATTACATCGCCTGCCGTGCCGCCAGAAAGACACTGGTAGCCTTTAAGACGGGTGCGCTGCGACACCAGCGTGCCTGTTGCTTCCGTGTGCGCTGCTTTTACGTCTGTTTGCATCGTCATGTTATTGCTCCGGTTCTGGTGCGTCTAACCTGTTTATAAGCATCTTGTACGCTTGGATTGTGGCTTGAGATTGAATCAAAAAGGTTTGGGCTTTTTGGGCTTCAGTCTCAAGGTCACGAATCTCAATCTCCAAGAATTCCTTGGTGATCTGCATATTAGCTGTTTGTTGTAGTCAACATGATGTAATACGCAGTACCAGCGCTGTCCACAATCTTCAATGAGTTTGTAGCTGCGCCCTGTGTATTGGCAGTAATCATGCCAGATGGAACGTTAAACAAGTTGGCCACTGTGCCAGTGCCGCTGTTTGTGAAGCGGATGAAAGAAGCATTTGTCCAAGTGCCACCAGAGGCAAAGTTAGAGTCAGCTTGAATAGCTGCAATCGTACCGCCGGGGTTTGTGGATGTGCCGCCCAAAGTAGCGCGAAGAGCGTTACCTGCACCGGAGATAGTGCCAGAGCCGTTGATGCTCAAGCTGATGTGAGCACCGTTAACAGTACCGCCAGTAGCTGCGCCAACGCCTGTGACTTGAGTCAAAGCACGGTAAGTTTCACCAGAGCCAGTTGATGTAAAAGCCAAACGCTGATAAGACAGACGTGTATCGCCAGTAGTGGCAGATGTGGTGACGTAAGACTCAGATACATTAGTAGCGGTAGTCTCAACGATGGGGGAAGAAGCTGTTCCGGTAATGAAGCCATTGTTAGATATGACTGGGCCGGAGAACGTGGTATTTGCCATGATATGTCCTTACATGCAAGTGGGGCGTATCTGTCTGCATGTCGTCAGCCGGGACTGTCAGATACACCGGGAACCCCGGAATAGTTGCAATATACACCAAAAGAAAAAGGGGCACAAGGCCCCTTTTTCATAGACACATTAAGCGCCTGCGGAACCCCACATGCCGAGGGGATCAGACCAGCCGAAGCTGTAACGCTCACGAGCCTTGTAACGGACGTTGCCGGTATCAAAGTCGCCGTCCATCGAGTTAGCCAGGGGCATACGCTCGAAATGCTTCATGCCGTTGGGAACGTCGGTAATCAAATACCAGCCATTCGAATCGGTCAAGAAGTGGTTGACGCAGTAGCCTTCAGGAATCGCACCCATCTGCTTGATAGCGTTGATGTCGTTATCAGCAGTAGAGACGCGCAGTTCAGTGTCAAGCAAACGCTTGGCAACGAACATCAGCGCTGGGGGGATGACCATCTTGCGGGGCTTGGCAGCGATCAACAGACCACGCTCATCGGTCCATGCAGCGATTTGAATCACGGCATTTTCCAAGGAGGTCTCGTTCAAGTCCACGCCAGTGGTGGGGCTGTTGAAGTTAACAGCGCCATTAACCAAGGGGTGGCCAACACGAGTGCTGGAGCTGTTGTTACCGAACAAGGTCACGCCGTCACCACCCAAGTACGAACCGTTGAAACCGTTGTTGATAACGGAGGCGGCTTTAACTTGCTTGGTGTAGGACATCGCACGGGCCAGGGCTTTGGTGTAACGAGCAGACAAGGAGTCATACAAGTTATCTTCCACAGCTTCCTCGGTGATCGAGAAGCCCAGGGCGATGGTTTCGTGGTTGTAACGGGCGGTGAACGCTTCTTGTGCGTTGTCATACGCGATGGCGGAGCCCTCGTTCTTGACAGGAGCAGCACCGAAACCAGCAAGCTTGGTCTCTTCTTCGAAGCTACGCTCTGATTTCTCAGTTTCGTAGATTTCTTTGTGCTCTTCGCCGTAACGAGCGTATTCCAAACCGAACAAAGCGTTCAGACCAGGGAGCAACTCTTTAAGTAGTTGTGCGCGTGAAATTGCCATTTTGAGTTACTCCTTACAGACCAACTGCGTTGGTGAATGTGTGATAGCCGGGGTTGATCTTGACCAGGATGTCGGTGTAAGCGTCGCCCACAACCGAGAAACCTTGCATGTTCACAAACCCAACAACACGGAATGCTGCGGTGGTGGTCACAGCCGAGGCACCTGCCACGACAGAAGCCGTAGAGTTACCAGTGGATGTGCTGCCAGTTGCCACAGCGCCAGTTGAGAAAAACACGTTTGCGCCCACGGCAGCTTGCGTCACAGTGCCAGCGGACTGGACTTGGAACACAACACCGGGATCATCCACAACGTAAGCGTTGACCACACCAGTCGTACCCGTGGGGTAGTACTGAGCATAGATCACTTGGCCTTGTGCGTTGACGTAAGAACAGCCAACAAACACGCCCACGATGCCGGTGTTAGTGGTACCGACAGGAAAGCCGTTGGTGGTCGCATCAGCGCCAGTTGCGGTGGCCACAGCCAGATAGCCAGACGAATTCACGTACACGGGCGAACCGTTGTAAATGTTCGCGGCAGTGCCTGCGGGGTCGATGAGATACGAACGGGTTGCACCTGCATATGGTGTGCCGCCCAGTTCATTCACGGGTTTTAGCCCGTATGGGGATGCTACTGATGCCATTTAAGGACTCCTTGTTTACTTAGAACCTGAACCAAACCCTCTGCCGCCGCTGACTGTGGACTTGCGGTCCGCAAACAAAGGCATACGAGGATCATTGTTTCGCATGAAGTGGTTGTCCACCGATTCCATCTGGTTTTGTGCTTGTCGGTCGTAGTACTCGTCCCGAGCGCGTGCTCGTTCCGCCACCATCTTGCAAAGCATGAGCCCGCCAATCTCGACGTTCCCCGTCTTTGCGTTACCTTCAATCATCAATTCTGGATGATCTTCTGCCTTGACAGGCTCCCAGCCGTCGCGCATCTTTCGAGACACGTTGGTGGGTTCAGCTTGCCCTAATACGTGGGTGGCCACCCAGCGGTACACATACCCTGGCTCCGGGGTCGGATCAGGCAGTGCCGAGGAAGGCGTATACACATAACGGGTTTGCTTGTCGCGTGACACAAGGTCACGGGGGGTACGGTTTTCAGCCATTTTGACTCTCCAATTTTGCTACTTGAGCAGCGTACTGCTGCGGGGTTAATCCAAATTTCTTTGCCAGTGCGACCTGGGTCTGAGTGAGTTGGACTTTCTTGGCTCCCGACGAACGGGTCGCGGGGGCTGCAACGGCAGCAGGTCGTCTTGGGGAATCACCCGACCTTGGCTTGTCTTCTGTACCACCGAAAACTTCGGGGAACTTCGACTTCACGCGATCATTTATTTGATCGAAATACTCATCAGTGCGGGGATCGACCCCGTTGTTGACTAGTTTTTGATGCAGCCCTAGTGCGTAGCTGGTGACTTCTTCGAACCCGTTTGCGCCAAACCACTGGTTTTTTGCCTGCCAGCGCAGGGTTTTTTCGTCTGGTTGCGCCTGTTCGGGTGCGCTTTGACGCGTTTGTACATCATATTCTTCAGTTTGTAAAGGGGGTGGGCGAAAACTTTTCGCTTGCTCCAACTTCCACTTGGCGTCAGTCATTGCTTCCTGGGCTGCAATGATGGCGTCAGTGTCAAACGCTTCCTGGGCATCCTTGTACTGGCGGCGGGCTTTCTCCAGCTCGGCTTCCGCCGCGTTTTTGGCCATGTGCCCGTACTGCTCTGTCCCAGTTGAAACATATTGTTTCAACTTCTTGTTCTCATCAATGAGCTGCTGTGCGAGACGCTCGAGTTCTTGCTTCTCGCGCATGGTGGCTTCTTTGGCCCGGCGCTCGTCGTGGCGTGCGTGGGTCAACTCCTTGATGCGCCCTTTGACTTTATCGGAGTAGTTCTCGATTTCGTCGTCCGTGGGGTCTTCCACCTCCCGGTCCAGGGGCTTGCGGCCTCTGTCTTGGATGGGGGTATCGTCAACGACTTCGACTTCTACGTCGCCGTCGTCCCCCACGGATACATTGACCTGGGAGGTCTTTTCGTCATCCAGTTCGTCTGGGAACTTGTATTGTTCAGCCATGTCTACTCCATCAAGCGCGGGTTAACCCGCGAGGGTCTTGCACAACAGCATCGACTTGATCGTCGTTAATCAAGCGAAACTCTTTACCGAAAATTTTGAAGCGCGTACCCGAGTAGGTACGTACCAGTACAAAGTCGCCTGCCTTGCACCACGCGCCTGCGGGGAACTTGGTGGAGTCTTTGTATGCGTCAGGGCCGACCTTGAGCACAAACAGAACAGTTGTGGCGTGTTCTTCTTGGCGCATGACGGATGATGCTTTCACCAGATCAAGCTCAGTACCGTCAATCTTTTCAGATATGTCTGGCACCGCACACAGCAGCTTCCAGCCTGTTGGCTCTGGCAGCATGGTTGCTTTCTCATCGTTGTTTGCGTCTTCTGCCGGGGCATCGACGGGCTGGATTGCTTCAGGCGGGGCAAACTGCCCTGGTTCAAGTGCGAGTTCACTCATCGGATTTTTCAACTTTCTCTGCAAGGTCAATGATGTAACGCTCTGCGATGGCCAGACCCTGGATGACCCCGCAAAGTTTTTGGTACTCTTCAAAAGTGCGGCACGAACCCCCCGCGCAGTCATCTGCGTAGTTGTTCATGTCGGTGCGTATTTGTTCGCGCAATACGCGTGCGAAATCTTGAATCATGCTTTAGGGTTTTCCTTTCGTGGTCGGTTTTCTCTGCGCTTAGCCAACTGTTCGTCAACCCGCAGCAGGGCATCCCCCATCCTTTGCTGGTTGTTGAACTGTTGTTCTTTTTGGGACATCTGGAACTTGCCCGCGTTTTCTGCCGCTTGGAGTGCCTGATCTTCTTTGTCCATTCTGTACTTGCCGACCTTGGCCATGGCGTCCATTTGCAGTTTCTTTTCCTCGATGGCCAGCTTGCCGGTAACTTCCTTGTCCTTGATCTGCGTTTCTTGCTGCTTGATCTGCACTTCTTGCTGGCGAATTTGCAAATCTTGCTGCTGCATCTTTAGCACGGGGTCTTGCGCTTGCTGCTGGGCTTGCTGCTGCTGGGCTTGCTGTTGGTTTTGCTGGAGCACTTGCTGTGCAGCTTGCGCCATCATCCCTGACAGAGCCACCTCGATCTGCGGGGGCAGCTTCTCGTCTGCCGGGGGCAGGGGCATACCAAGCTGCTGCTCGATCTTCTGGCGATAACCAAACCCGACGTGCTCAGCGATGTGCGCCTGCATGGCCGCTTGAATCTGCGGTGCCTTGGGGTTTTGGCCAATCAACTGCATGACGATGGGGTCTTGCATGGCCATCGTGTGCACCTTGATGTGGGACTCGTGGTCTTGGTAGAAGAACGCCTTGAGCGGCTCCAACTTAAGCGCGGCCATGTTCTCAGACACGGGGTCTTTGGGCTTTTGGTCGTCAGGCAGGGGCACGAGCTTGTCTGCGTCCTTGATGCCCAACACCTCCAGCATCTGGCGGTGCAACTGGGGCAAGTCGTAGATGTCCGGGGCCATCTGTGCCATCTGGATGACTGCTTGGTACTGCACAACCCGCTGGCTCATGGTGGCCGCGTTGGGGTCGCTCACCGGGATGATGTCAACGTGGTTGTAGTCCTCTTGCTTGGCGCGTCGTGTGGACTTGTCTGGGTCATAGTCGTACTCGGGGTCTGTGTAGTCCCGAATCAGCCCGGCCAGCAGTTGCAACTCTTGCTTGAAGCTGTAGTGCAACCGGGCCTGAACCGCGGACATCACCTTCAACTGACGCTCCAGCAGGGCCAGCGTGGTGCCCACAGGCGCTTGTGCGCTCATGTCTGACACCTTCATATCCGCTGTGGCGGCAAACCGTCTGCCTTCCTCCACGATGGTGCCCAGCAACTGGTACAAAACGCCGCTTGGCTCCTTGTACGGCAGGGGCAGGATGTTGTCGCGCAGCGCCCCAGAGCCAATGTCTACGTCCCTGAACTCGCCGGGTTGAATCGGTGTGTCATCACCCTTAATGCGAAGTCCACGAGATTTGAGGCCTCCTGGGAGGTTCGACAGCGTTCCTGCATCGACAAGCTGACGCATGATGCTGGTGGCTGACTTGGCAAACCCGCCGATGAGGTGGAAGAGGCCAAAGCCGTAAGCCCCAAAGCCTGGGATGTATTGGTAGTGGACAAAGTGCTGTCGCTTGAGTCGGAGTTCATCGTCTTCCTTCCAGTTGCGGCGGATGGCCAACACCTCGTTGGTCCCTTTTATTAGGGTAACTACGTATGGCAGAGCAATGCCAGTTTCTTCTCCGTCACCGTCTTTGTCTTCGTAGCCGTTCAAGTCCAGGTCAACGTGGCACTCAAAGATGATGTAGCGCTCGTCGTTCAGGTCACTGAACCCGGTCTCCTTGTCCTTGGCTTTCTGGATGTTGGTCTGCTCCCTGGACGCATCAGGCAACTCAACGTCACGATAGAACCCAGCTTTCTGGAGCTTGACAATCTCGTTCTTGGTCTTGCGCATCACATGGGTGACGCGGTAGCAGGTGTCCAAGTCCGTGGCCCCGTAGGGCAGGATGATGTCTTCTGCGGGGATGAACATCGACACCTGACGCCCCAGGCTGGGGTCGTAGTACACCTTCTTGAACGCGCTACCAGTAGCGGGCAGGCTCCACAGCATGCGCTCATGCTCAGGCCGGAACTCACGCATCACTTCTGTCAGCTCGTAGTTCATGTCGAACTCGACACGCATAGCGGCTTCTTGTTTCTGCGGGGTCTGCTTGCCCAGAATTTTGGTACGCACCGGGCCTTGGGCCGGGAAGGTCTCCGTGATCGTCTCAGACTGGAAGCGCACAACCGCCTCGGTAATCATCGGGTGGAACACGCCAGACGCGCCGTTCCAAGGTTCTGTGCGCTCCTCGTACTGGAGGCCCAGCAGCTTCAGCCCTTCTGTGTAGGCTTTCTCCCAGTCCTTGCGGGAGTTCTTGTCGTTCTCGATGTCTCCTGCCAAGTCCCCGGCCAGGGTCTCCAAGGCAGACTGGTCCATCTCCTCGGCCAAGTTGTCATTGAATGTGTCGTCTTCTTCGTCGCCTGGGCGGATGGACACCTCCAAGTCCCCGGCGTGGATGTTGACTTCCTCGGGGTCGATGATCTCAATCTCGATCGGCTCTTCTTGCTCTCCCAGTTCGTCGATGCCCTGGGGCTGTTGGTAAAGCGCTTTGTCGATATTGGTTGCCATGTCTGTCCTTAGTAATACGCCGCCTTACGGCGGAAGTAGATGGGGTCGTCTTTCTCGTCGGTGTCCAAACTGATGAACCCGCCTTGGCGAAACCGCAGCAACGCTTGGGAGGTCGTGTCCACGTAGTCGTCATTCTCGCCGTTGGGGAAGGATGCCACCTCCTCGATGACCTCCCTGGCCCAGCGTGTGTCTGGTGCCCAGACTGTACCTGAAGTGAACAAATCCGCAACCGCGTTCAGACGCACGATCTTGTCGTTGCCCCTGGAGGGGTTGGTCTCTTGCACAGGTATGCCCATCCTGCGCAGCTCTTGTATCAACGGCGCTCCTGCGGCCTTCTTCTCCACGATGAACGCATCTGGCTCCCATTCCTTGTAGTGCTTGAGCGCAGTGGCCTTCAACTCAGGAAACTGCATCCGGTCTTTGAACGCATCCAGCAGTATGACCTGCGCGGCATCGTGCTCTTCCTCGTTGTAGAACACCCCCCAGGTTGTGCACGCCGAATAGTCAGCGCTGGTCTTGGCTTCAAACGCAGTGTCCCAGGACTGGATGATGTACTCACAGGAGGGCGGCTCTTCGCCCTCCCAGATGCGCCAGTTCTTTCTGGAGATGATGGCCGCGTTGTCGCTGGTGGGCTGCTGCATGTACTGCGCGTTCCAATACTGGGGGTCGATCGACGCTTTGGCCGACTTCAACGCAGCCAGGGGCCACTGCTCTGGCCACAGGGACTTCTCGTCGTCCGTGCCTTCGTTCAGTATGGCGGGCAGCTCCACGATCTCCCAGGGCGGCGCTTCGGGGTTCTTGGTCTGGTAGTCGATCAGCCGCCCGGTCAGGTCCAATTTGCCCCAGCGGGTCATCACCACAATGATTCCGCCCCCTGGCATCAAGCGCTGGAGGGGTCCGGTCTGGAACCAACTCCACGCCGTGTCAAACGCTAGACGACTGTTGGCTTTTACGTCTTGTTCCGAGTGAGGGTCATCAATAACGAACAGATCGGCACCACGGCCAGCCAGAGCACCACCGACACCAGCAGCGTAATACTGACCCCCAGCGCCAGTACCCCATTTTCCAGCAGCTTTTTGGTCATCGGCAACAACAGTGTGGGGGAAAAGCTCACGGTAATCCTCGCTTGCGATCAAGTTGCGGACCTTGCGGCCAAAGTCTTCGGACAAAGACGCGGTGTGCGTCCCCATGATGATCTTCTTATTAGGGTATTTACCTAGAAAGTACGCTGGGAACAGGTAAGAACTGAATTCTGACTTGCCCATACGGGGGGCAATGTTGATGATGACCCGGTTTTTGCGCCCCTCGATCACATCGGTGAAGATTTTGGCCAGTTTCCTGTGGTGTGGACCTACTTTAAACCCCGGATAGACCCGCTGGGCGAACGGAATCATGTCTTGGCGTGCTGCGGCCACCCCATAGCGCTTCTCGCGCTCCTCCAGCATGTCAAACAGCTCCATCTTCTCCTTGATAGAAAGAGTCGGGAGCGCCTTTTGAATGGCGGCAACCTCAGTTGGGGAGAGCGTCAGGTCGTTGAGCTTCATCAGCCGTATGTGTGTGAGTGCTAACTTCTATGTCTTCGATCACAGCAGCGTCTGCGACGCCCATGAACCTGTTGAGCTTGTCCTTGATCTTCTGGTCGATCTCGTCGTCGCTCAGAGACTCCTTCTTGACCTCGATCTTGTCGGTGAACAGGCCCACTTCCGTGATTTTTCCCAAAAGACCGAGCGCCTTCAGGCGGATGTTGGCGTTGGGGTTCTCTGCTTCTTCCAACAGTTTGGCCACGGTGTAGCCCCGAATCTCTTTGGCGCGTTCCACAAACTCCCAGTCGTATGCAGACAACATCCCAACCAGATGCTGCACCGCCGCGGGGGTTTTTATCTGTGCCAAATGTTTGTGGGTGATCTCTGCTGGAGCCGCAGTAATCATGCCGTTGAAAGACGCCCTGGCTGCGTCAATCTCTGCCTGCGCCACAGCCGCATCGGTATCCACCGCCCCCAAACCTTTGAGCCAGTCTGTGGTTTTTATTTTGGCGTCCACCAAATCTGCCGGGGACAGTTTGTTTACGGCAACAGTCTTCCCTTGGTGAGTACTCACCTCGGGGGAGAAATCTATTAAATGATCCAGCATACGCGCATAAGCCCTTGAACCTGCGATGGGGCTAATGTACACTCAATCCCGGTAAGTGTGCAAGCAGTTGCCGGTTGGCCTTCGGCCAGCAAGCAAAAATGCTCATTTGCTTCTCCTCCGGGGGTTTGTGATTATCCCCCTCTTCAACCCCTGACTGGCAACGGTCAGGGGCTTTTTTCATTTGGGGGGTGTTGGCTGGTAGTTCCCCTTTTCCACTTGCGTGTGCCTACACGGCTCCTCATTTAAACCAAGCCTCTCTATTGGTCACCAACATGCGCAGTATACCCCCCTGTCAATCGTTGGACAAGGGTTTTGTAGAATTTTTTAAAAAATTTATGGGGGTAGTGGGTAAGTATTACAAAAGATTGGTTTATGGCTGGGGAATAGTGTTCTGGCTGGCTAGTATGGCTTGTTTATATATGGGTTGGTGGGGGTAGGGTGGGGTTCAGGGGGTGGCTCCAGACCATGTTTTAAACCCCGTCATGTGATACTGAAAGTGTCCGAGGGGGAAACCCTGGAGACATTCCTTAACTTAACTGGAGAAGCAACATGAACCAATCGAAAGTAACTATGGCTGTGTTCAGCCAACGCCTTGCCGCCAAGCAGAAGGGTGAGGATCGTCTGTTGGAGGAAGCCACACGCCCCTTCCACAAGCACTACCAAAAGCTTAACGCCGAGGGGCAGACAGCCTACCGCACCGAGTGGATGCTCAACGCATTCATCGGGGCGTTGAAGGTGTCGGAGAAGAAAGCCGGAGAGATTCTCTCCCAGAGCAGGGATGACCGCACCAAAGACCAGCAGGCTGTGTACTACCGAGCAAGCAACTCATTCAAGTACCACATCGTTCGGGCGGAGTCCACCCAGGCGCCAGAGTCTCCCAGCCACGCTCGTGTGGCTGTGCCCAAGGTCAAGGTTGAGCAGGCGGTCAAGTTGTTTGCGGGGATGACCCGTGAGCAGATCAACGCCTTGGTTGATCGCGCCTTGTCTCAGATCACCTTCGAGTAATCCGGAGAGATTCTCTCCCAAGCGACAACGGCGTCCTGCGCCGTTGTTTCTTTTCCTGTCCAACGGGAATTCTTACAGCGCATCCCACAAGGGTGTGCTGTGGGGACTATCCTGTCCGCTACTTGGAGAATCAAATGCCCCTGTACAAAAACAACCCCTACCTGTGCGTCCTCGAGACGCACGACACCTTCTTTGATGCGGCACACGAACAAGCCCTCGATGGCGAATTCGTGGACAGCGACACCCTCCTTGCCTTCCTCGCAGGTGGAGAACTGTAGGAACCTCCGCAAGCACAGCGTGCTGTGCTTGCTGGGCAACCCTGCGCCTTGCAGAACCCTGGGAGAGATTCTCTCCCGCAACTGGAGAAGCAACATGAAAAAGCACACCAACCTGACCATCAACGGAGTGGTCATCAAGTCCTACATCCCCTGCCTTGAGCGGGGCGGCAAACGCTGGCGCGAAGTCCAGATGTGGGAGACCTGCGTAGGGCGTGAAGCACGCCTTCACACAAGCGCAGAAGTCTGCGCCAACTACCTCGAATCCATCGGAGTACCCATTCCGCACCAACTTAGTGCACAAACTGCCTAGTTTTTAAGCAAAAAATAGCTATCCCAGATTAGATGCACTTTCCCCCCGCGTGGACAAGCGTAAGTGCTTGATTCATATACAGCGTGGGCACACACTGTCCTATCTATCTATCTATATTTATATAGATATAGATATAGAGATGTGTACTCGTGCGCGTTCAGAATTGCCGGATTTATCAGCTTGAGAAACCTGGCATGAGTTAGCGGGAAAGACTCTCTCCCATTTGCTATAGTGCACTTCCCAAACAGATAGATAGAGTGGACAGTACAGCGCATACCCGCGTACAATCAAGCACTTGCAACTGTCCAAACGGGGGGAAAGTTGCTCTAATCATGGATACTTACAGACCGAAAAAGGACACATCATGCCAAAAGGACTATCGAGCTACACCCAAATGAGTGAGCGCGACTTGCACAACGCACTGAGCAAGCGGTACGACTCGCCCGAAGCGGTCGAGCTGGTGAAAGAGCAAGTGCGTGAAATGCGGAAAAATCTCAAGGCACAACGCGCACACAAGCGCCAGCTTGACCACACCTGGGGGGAATTCATTGCGCCGCTCATGCACGAGCGCAAGGTCGTGCGCTCCATGCTGGGCTACAAAGCGGCAAAATCTGGGGATGCCCGCACGCTTGCCTTGCAAGCCTACATCCAGGTGCTCGACACACTGCGCGGCAAGCTTGAGTTACTCAAGAGGGAAAAATCTCAAACACCCATGCAGTTGAACCCCGAGCGCACGCACTGGTGCGACCATGTGCCGTCTCACATCAGGGAACGCGTGATTGCCTTGTTCGATGCCATACCGCCTGTAGTACGAGCAAAGCGCAAGCGCCCATTTGAGCGGACAGTGCCCGCCATCCTGCACAACAAGCAAAGGGACAGGCTACTCAGGCGCACGACCAAAGACCTGGAGCGGGCGCAGACCGAGGGGGACAAAGACCGCATAGAGCAAATCAGTCAAGCGCTTGACACCATCAAGCGTCTGCCCATGGGCGAACCTGTGCCAACAACATGGCATGGACTGTGACCTTGACGGGTGTCAGGGGAAACATTCACGGGAGAGATTCTCTCCCACGCTGTACTCGGCATTGGGCTACGCCGCGCACAGCTTTCACCATAGCCTGGAGGAAAAGCAAATGATAGTAAATGTTCGTGGACATTGGTTGGACTTACCCACCATCGAGTATTCGGTGCTTGTTTCGCTTGGCTCATGGGATGGGCAAGAGACAGAAGAAGACCGAAACATCTTCTACTACACCGACGGCGAGCCGCTGAGTCTGGGCGATGTAATCGCTGGCGACTTTCGTGTGACTGAAATTTATTGAAAGGGGAAACGAAATGAAAGCGAAAGTTATCTGTATTGAGGGCTATTGGAAAGACGACCACAAGCGGTTTGAGCGCCGCTGTGTGGTCATGCCCAACGCTGCCACGGACTCGATGGCAACAGACATATTGGAAGGTGTCAAGGGCAGCTTGGGGTTCCACAACGACATCTTCTATGTGTTCGGAGAAGACGAGCGCATCGTGGGCGAACACCGCGAGTTCGTGGTCGAGTTCTGCAACCCCATCTATGAGGTTGATGTGGGAGAACTGCAATGAAAACGAAAGAAGAAATGGTCGCCTTCGCCGAGGGCTACCTGCGATGCGCTCTGTATGACGAACACACAGGCGAGTCCATCAAGGGTGTTGATGAGTGGGTGTCTTGGGATGAGTACGACTTCAACTTCGTTGGGTCTGACCACGCCGAGGATGTCCCCGAGTATGCCCTCATGGTGCTGGTGTACCCAGAGTGGAAAGAGGTGCTGCCCGCACCAGTAGACACATTCATTGTTCAACAGTAAGGAGAAAGCAAATGAAAGTAAGAAAGCTAAAGCAGCATCACCTAGCGTTGATGAAACACCATGAATTCAGGCGTAAGTGTGCGAGATACAGAGCGGCAGCAAGACTGCGCAGAGCACAACAGCTTGCGACTGAATTGGTTGAATTGCCAGTAGAGGGTTTGTTTGTGCACGAGCCGTGTAACTTTTGAAGGAGAAGTGAAATGAATCGATACACAGTACAGGTGCGCTTGTCGTACTACGCCGATGTGGAAGTCGAGGCAGATGACGAACACAGCGCCAAACAGCAGGCAATACGCCAAGCGCACAGAGCGATGGAGAAGGGGCAAGGGTGCTGGGGCGAAGAACCCAGCGTGACACACATAACCAGTGAAGGAGAAAGCAAATGAAATCTTGTAGAAACTGCGCCCACTCTCGACAAAGTGGGGCTCATCGTGTCGAACTTGTCTGTCCAGTAAATGGCAGGCGGGTAGCACCAACACCATCCATGAATACGGAAGAAAACATCAAAGCAGACCGGGATTGCCGAGACATTGCCGCACGCTGCCACGCATATGAACCCGAAGGAGAAAGCAAATGAAGAACCCGATACCAAAGACAGGCTTTGTAGCCACGCCCGATTCACTCGATGAATTAATGGCGTACTGCGAGCGATTCAGCGGGTCAGAGAAAGCCATCGCCATGTTGGTGGCTACGATGACGCTGAACCTAGCACACAAGCTGGTTAACGAAGCAACACAAGGAGAGACAACATGAAAGGACTAGACGCACACCACTACGCGGTCATGGACGCGTACCAAGACCTGATCGACAGAGAAGACGCGCAGTCAGCCCTGGCTGACGCTGAACGCGCACGCTTGCTCGACTTAGTTATCCAGGTGCAGGGCGCACTGGTGCTGAACCAGCAAGACATTGCTATGTGTATTTTGAATGAAATTGAAAATCACTTGCAGTAATCGGGAGAGACTCTCTCCCACAAACCGCCGCCTGTCGGGTACAGGCACACAACCATAACTGGAGAATGCAATGAGAATCTATCACGCAACATTTACTTTCGTTAACGATGATCTTGACGCAACAAACGTCAACCACATCAAGCACCGCCATGTGTTCGTAGCCGAAGCTTTCAACACTCGTGTGTGGCTTGCCATCAAGGGCGTATCCAACGCCTGTCTGTTCAACAACCCGAACACCTGCTTCGTTGAAGCAACGCGCAGTGCAGGCATTGAGTCCCCGTGGCTCAGTCGCTCTTACTCTGATATGAATTCAGTCTTGTCACTCACCAGCATAGACGAGGCTATGCAGTCCATGATCGACAACAACACATGGAGCGTTGCGTTTGACGAGGCGTCATATGTCGTGGAGCCGCTGACTGGGGCTGAGCGTGCATGGTTCAACTACGAGGGGTATGCGGTGCAACAAAGACTGCTTGGCTTGCTGGACTCTCCGTTCTACGGACGCAAGTCCGCGCTGATTGGCGCACGACTAGATCGCATCAGACGCAACGCACGCATCAAGCTGGGGCTAGATCGTGCACGGGAAACCACGGCGTACTACAAGGGTGTGCGCATTGACGCGCAAAGATTCGTGTATATGCGTAGCACTTTCAAGCAGTTGGGCGCTAAGGTGCGCGAAGCAATCAAAGACCAGGATGCTGGCGATTTCGATGATTGGTTTGCAGACACCGTCACGGGCTACCACATGGAGCGCATGATTGAAGCGTTTCCTGCTATTGAGTCAGCGCTGAGTGACGCAGGTGTCATGACCAACCTGGAGCAAACCTACTGCGATCATGTGGTGCCCGCGCACGAGACTGTTGAGGTGCGCGATGGTGGGCGTATGCGTACATGGTGTGCGGCGTGCCGTGACGACCGCGCAGTATGGGTCGAAGACCAGGAAGAGTACTGGCAGTCAGACGATGCTATGTGGTCTGAGCGTGAGGACGCGTACTACTCATACGACCGCGACTCCGAGTTGGCAGAGAACGATGATGACGATGACGACTACACCGCTGCGGAGGAACCCAATCGCTTGATGAGCTACATGACTGTGGTCACAGACTTTGTGGCAAGGGACACGAGCTTCACGCCGTCTCCGTTCGGTGACCTACTCATAGGCATCGAGCTTGAGATGGCAACATCGGGGAGCGTAGGCTCAGCGGTTGAGCTTGTGCGCGGCGCACTGGGCGAAGACTACTGCGTATGCAAGTCCGATGGTTCGCTGCCCCCTGGCGGCTTCGAGGTCGTGACTGCACCACGCAAACTAGACGAGCACATCACGCGCTTTAGCAACTGGTTCGGCGAAGGCATACCAGCGCAGTTTTCTGCCTGGGATATAGGTTCTTGCGGTATGCACATCCACATCGACTCTCGTGCCTTCACGGCAATGACGCTGGGCAAATTCCTCATGCTCATCAACTCCAACACCAATGTGGACTTCATTCGCCGTATCGCTGGTCGCCACCCCTCTGTGGACAAGCAAGCGCGTGAGTACTGCGCGGCAGAAGAGCAAGACATCCTCGACAACCCCAAGCACGCTATCAAGAGCAAGAGCACACGCCGCTACCGCATGGTCAACACGACCTGCTTGAAGCGTTCCGAGGCTGACCGCTTGGGTGTGCAGTATGTCGGTGAGCGCAGCTTCAACACCATCGAGCTTCGCATCTTCCGCTCGTCTCTCAAGCGTGAGCGCATATTGGCGCAGATCGAGTTCACCCATGCCGCTGTCATGTTCTGCCGTGTCGCAAGCTACCGCGACCTTGACTACTCGAGCTTCATCAAGTGGTTGCGTACCACCAACAACACCTATCCCAACCTTGCCGACTGGTATGGCGTGCGCCGCCGTGCTACCGCCAAGAATTCAGCACCCGCTGAGTTGCTGTGTGTTGACCGCGTTTAATCAAATAACAATCAAGGAAAAATCACTATGTGTCTCATCATCACTGGCAAGTCTGCCAAAATCCGCTCGACCCTGCTCGACACCAACGGCCTCATCGCTGACATCTACGCATCGAACCCCGATGGTATCGGCATCATGTACTCAACAACCAAGGGGTTGAAGGTCGTCAAGGTTCTGCCCAAGAGCCAAGCCGATGCGACTGCGTTCATCACCAAGCTGCCCAACGATGACCGCGAGTTGGCAATCCACTTCCGCTGGACTACGCATGGCGACACTGACCTCATCAACTGCCACCCCTACGATGTTGTCCCTGGCTATGTTGCCATGATGCACAACGGCGTGTTGAAGACAGGCAATGCCGCTGACACCACCAAGTCTGACACTTGGCACTTCATCAAGACCTACCTTGCTGACCCTGTGCATGACCATCCTGCGCTTATCCACAACGAAGCGTTCTTGACCATGGTTGCTGACTACATCGGCGACAACCGCTTTGTGTTCATGGACGGCGAGGGGCGTATGTCCCATGTCAACTACGACCAAGGCATCGAGCATGATGGGCTGTGGTTCAGCAACACCTACGCATGGAGACCCACACGCCTGATACCCACATACTACTCGTCTAGCAAGCACGCCAGCCGGTATTCCAACTACGGCAAGTATGGCGGCTGGGGCA